TACACCCCACACATACACAATACACCTTTTTTATTCACCCTACACCCCACACATACACAATACACCTTTTTTATTATTATTTATTAAACCACCACACGATAATTTACTATAAAAGTCCCTTATGTCTTGAACCTTATCTATGCCTTTTTCTTTTTCCTCTTTATCATCCTTTTCTACCTCATTACCATTTTCTATACCTTTGTCTTCTTCAGATTCTTCAGATTCTTTTTCTTTACCATCACTATTACCATCACTATTACCATCACTATTACCATCACTATTACCATCACTATTACCATCACTATTGTTTCCTTCTCTTAACGGTCTAATAATATAATTCATACCCCTTTCAAAAGGATAGTATGGATATGTAGTGTGGTTTCCTCCTTCCATGACTGTACCTTCTACATTAACTGTTATCTCTTTTGCTCCTAATGCAACAAACTCTTCATATTTCTCTATTAGTCTCTGTTCCGGTTTTTTCTTGTTGTTACCTATATAAATACGGTACGCATACTGACAATCTTTCATATACTATACAAATAGATAATACTTTATAACTTTGATAAAAATTGAAATAACTATACCCCCTATTTATATTACAAAACTTACTCAGTAAATATGGTTAAAAATACTCATGGAGGCAGCGGCACAAAAGGACTTGCAAGAAAACATCAGCGACAAAACGCTGGTCGTCTTATTATCCCAACCGAAGAACTTGAAATTATTGTGTGTGTAACTAAAATGTATGGAAATGGTATGTGTCAGGTTATTGACAATGAAAATAATGAATATATTGCCCACATTCGCAATAAATTCAGAGGCAAACAAAAAAGACATAATATGATTAGTGTGTCCTCAATTGTTATGGTTGGATTACGCGAATGGGAAAAACCCTACAAAAACTGTGATATTATGGAAATATACTCTGACGACCAGGTATCCCAATTGAAACAAAATCCATCTATCTCTATAAACAATGTAATTGCTGTTCGTAATAATACTCTTCACGGTTCGTCAAGCGTCGAGGAAGATGATTTTGACTTCACTAATGAAATCATTGAGGAAGATGATGAAAACGTTAAAGAAAGTTCAATTCGTATGGGTGAATTTACTATTAAAGACACCAACCAAATTGATATTGATGACATCTAAATCATCACCATCCAATTGTAAATAAAAAATATATATATTGTATATTTTTTATCAAGTACTTTACCCAGACATTATACTATTTGACACCTTATTTTTTTATACGTAATATACTCATCTTCCATATAATACATCTTCACGAAGACATCATCATATACCTCTTTCGTTTCATTACTACGAACTTGCTGAAATAAAGACAATTCTGGAATGAATACTTGATATTCATTGTATTCCCCACCCATATCCTTCTCGATAACCACTCCCTCGAATTCCTTATTCAAATCTATATTATGGGTCTCTACACTTGATAATAAATTCATTTGGTTCTGAACTTTTTTGATTTTCTTCAATATCATATTCATATCATCTATCCTATTCTGTTTATTATTCATAAAAAGGATTGCGTTCAAAGAGACCTCATTGTTTGTAATTAATTGAAAATAATACTGATTACATATATCTACCATTCGTCGTATTGGACTGGTTACGTGCACGTATTTGTCTTCTTTCATTACACTATGTTGCAGTCCGTCTTGATTATACCACATATACTGACTGTGTGTATGTAAATATGTTTGTATTACGTCTTTATGTTCTGACGATACACCTGACGGTAACTCTGAATGATACGCGGTTCTATAAATACCCTTCTCGTTATTGTGTAGGGTCTCTGCCATCCACTTATTTGCTTCCACCATCCAATAAGATACAACTTCGTGTGAATCCATATGGTTTGACGTAATATTTTGCGACAATTCCTGTAATAATAAATAATGTTTATTTGATTGCATATTCGGTTCATCGTACATATAATTCCTCTTAATGGTTACTAACGCATTGTATATTTTTGATTCTGCTTTATTGACATTGTTATTTTCAATGCAAAACTCAAATACTTGCACCAGTTTTTTCTGCTTTTCTAACAAACTACAAAACTGGTCTCCTAATATGTTTGGTAGCATAGATTTCTTTTCGTGTGGCAAATAAATTGTACTTGGTTGGTTCGTCAATTCTTCCCATAACTCCAAATAGTCTATCCACAACAATACATTTGCTATATAAATACGCACAATATACTTTGTGTCACTCACCTTGTCTATGGACATTGCATCGTCCAAATCTTTACTACCTTGCGGGTCTATTGAAAATATATGTTTATGCTCTAATAGTTCTATGTTATACTTCTCTACAATGTTCTTTAACGTTGTATCATAATCTATTTTCCCTATTTTCTTTTGTATATTCTTATGACTATAAACAAGGTCATTACAATGAAGTAAATACCTACTGGTATTGGTTAGTAAATTTACATCTCCTATGGTCTCGTCCAGCAATCCATATGGATGTTTTGTATCCCAACTATCATACGAAAACAACACATATTTATTCTGAAAATGTTTTGAGAACCCTATCTTCAATTCATATGGCACTAAAAAAATTGGCAAATGTTTGTTATGCGGGATACACTTATACAGCAATCGATTCTTATGCCGACCGTATGTTTTGTTCCCTTCCAGCAATAGAATACCCGGTATTTTCTTTAATTTGACACTGCGATGTAGTAATACGAATTTATCATCCAAAGTATCTTGGTGGAATAATTTATCTTGAATAGGATTTATACTTCCTGCATCTACTGGTTTATTATTTGTTTCATCCATTAGCATCCATGAAGAATAATCCTTATGATGGATTTCTAATCTATATGTAGTCATTTACATATACATTACACAAGAACACTTTATATCTTTCCACAAATGGTTCCTTATTTACCATATAAAATTGAAAAATTAAAACTAAACATCTATATCTTCTCCGGAACTACCGATTGAACCATTATCTGATAAAGATACGCTACTCAATGACTGACACCCACAATAAGTTATTATATGTTGCTTGCAAGTTCATCATTAATGGGTGTATTTATTTTTGGATTTTATTTCTTCGGCTTACACGCTTATTTGAACCTTTCTTTGCGTTGGATTTCTTGGTTTTACGTTTTCCGCCTATGAACTCTGCAATCTTACCCATCATACTGGTCCCATCAGGACGCCTACGACAACCAAAACCAAGTGGTAGTGCTTTACCTTCATCCACAAATATTTCTGTGTCCGAGGCAATATAACGTGGTGAATGTGAACGACCCTTAACTACAACTTCAGCTACCCCCCGTCTTTCTACAGCTTTTTGCCATTGTTCCTCTACCCTGTCGTTTTGAGCCTGAATTTTTCCATAATCTGGTCTTTCCAGTAATAATTTAGGCATTAATAGTTCTACAATATCGAAATGGTTTTTTGCAGCAGCAACAGATACTGCCGTCTTACCATCACGTCTTTTTGTTGCCTTACCATCAGTTCCTATGCCTGAACTGACCCGTATATCAGGGTGAGAAAGCAATTTCTTGACCACATCTATGTGTCCTAAATAGGATGCATAAAACAGCGGTGTATTATCTACCATATCAGCAAGATTCACTTGTGCCCCCGCGCAAACCAACTCTGTAACCACATCGGTATGACCATTATACGAGGCAACATGCAATGGTGTCTTCCTACTATTATCGGGTTTGTTTACATAGTCTTTACTTTGATCCGCTTCCAACAGAACGTGAACCACGTCGGTATGCCCTTTCTTCGAAGCAATATAAAGTGGTGTATTATCAAGCGAACTGACAAAATTATGATCTGCTCCCCTCTCCAATAGAACACGCACCACGTCTGTACGCCCATTCTCCGCGGCAATATAGAGTGGTGTATCGCGAGAAGATAGATTGTCTACTACTGCACCTTTTTCCAATAAAGCTATCACAACATCTAACTTCCCTTTCATTGAAGCAATGCCAAGTGGAGTTGAATTATGCATACCGATCACTTCCAAATCTATTTTCGGGTGGTTAATAAGTGCCTTCGCTATATCCCAATTATTGTGATATAAAGCCTCATGTAATGGGGGTAACCGTTTCTCCGCCACGGGCACTAATGTATCTTTACTGTCTCCATTCACATCTATCGTAGGGTGTTCAAGCAGGGCTTCAACAGCACCCAAATGACCATAAGTTAAAGCATAATGAAGTGGTGTGCTACCATCACGCTGCTTCGCATTAACGTTTATCCCATCTACGGAAAGCAGCACTTCCAGCACATCCTTGTGTCCAAAATATGAAACAGTATGAAGTAGATCATTACCATTTACATTTGCCCCCGCATCCACCAGCAACCGAACCACTTTCGCAAATCCCCTTGTAGAAGCGATATAAAGTGGTGTCCTGCCGTTCTTATCTTGTTTTTCTAATTCTATTGAATTATTATTCAATAAAGCTTGTACTTCCTGAATGATGTCTTCTTGCGTGTTGTCCCTGTTACTTATCATATCAATAAGTTCTTGGTTTCCTCCTTTTTGGATTTTTTGTTTATTTCTTCTGCTAACGCGGTTCTTTGAACTTTTCTTTGCTTTGGATTGTTTCTTTGCCATACAAAAATAAATATATATAATATTTCTATAAATTTATCTAAATTTATCTAAATTTATCTAAATGTGTAGTCATTATTGAGTTATAGTTTATAAGATAACATTTTACGCCAATGCTGTATGCGTATATGTGCTTGTCCGGAGAGAATAGTATGTTGCTCGTTAGAATACGGAAATAATAATAATCCATCTTCTTGGTGCTTAAATATACGCGTTTGAAATAAACTATGTGCGTCATGAAATGCACTATGCACGTTTGCATTGCTTTGAGTCATATGATAAATCATACATCTGTCGAAATCGTATGCTGCTAATAGGTCTCCCTCGCGAACAACGTGATAAGCGGTTTGGTATGGTCCTAACTCTGGAAACCCTTTTTTTTTTACTTTTGAATACGACATCGTGCTAACTATCTTCTCCATAACATCTAATTCATTATTGCTAATGGAATCATAGATATATGATTTTATTTCTTGGATTCCCTCGGCTTCGTTCATGTATTTTTTATCGCACATGTCATGTAATATAGCCGCACTGTATATGATTTTACGGTGCTCTTCTATTTCTGGTTGTGTTTGTATAACACTATCAATCAAATGATCGCAGTTGTGAAGAACGTTCATGGCATGAATGATTCCATGTGACTCATCGATCTTGTATTTGCTAACGGTCATCAGTACAACATTAAATAACTTCGAAAGATACATATCACTATATACATTGTAAAGGTGTGTTTATGTTTATTTACAAATGATTACACTTGTAAATAATGTTTATTTCTTTGATTTCTTTGATTTCTTATTGTTAGTCTTCTTTGATTTCTTGTTGTTAGTCTTCTTTGCTTTCTTGTTGATAGTCTTCTTTGCCTTCTTTGACTTCTTGTTTGTTTTTCTTTTCTTATTTCCACCATTCGACAACTTAACTATTTTTTCAGTGTCTATTGGGTAGTAACGATCACCATACCTGCGAACATTATTACAATTGTAGTGAGTAATATTACCGTATTCATCCGAATTATATAAATCCGTATGATAATAACCTATTTTATTTAAGTAATACTGGGCCAACTCGGTGACGTGACTACACGCGTGTTTCTCATGTTCAATTACGCTAGTTCCAAGTTCTGGAAAATAAGAAAGAGAATCCTGATAAACTGCATCTTTATACTTCAAAAGCTTCCCTTTTTTTTCCCCATATAAATCATTCCAAATTTTGACTGGTTCACCCGTTGTATGGGTTTTTATGTAATATTTTATACCATTAATATATTGGGTTGATACACTCTGGTATGGATCTGAAGTATCAGTTATATCAAATTCTTCAAGCAACTTACTATCTGCCGCCTCTTCAGAAGTAAGAGGTGTTCGATTGATTTTATAATTTATTCTATTCTCTTTATTCTCAGACATATAATACTATACTATATGGTTATATATTAAGGTCTCTAATTTTGTAATACAAACAACATAGATATAATACACTACATTATACAATGAAAAAACGATTTTTCAAAAAGAAGCCCTATACAAAAAAACCGCAAACAAAGAATGTATCCAACGCAAAATACTTGGTTATCGTGGAATCCCCATCAAAGTGCTCTAAGATAGAAGAATACCTCGGGGCGGACTATGCGTGTATTGCATCGTTAGGTCATATTCGACACATAAAAGGTCTCAAATCCATTAACGCTAAACTAAATTATAAAATCACATTCGACTTTATCAAAGAGAAAGAGTTTCACATCAACGAAATGAGAAGTATCATCGAACAGTTTGAGACCACAAATATATTACTTGGAAGTGACGACGATCGGGAGGGGGAGGCTATTGCGTGGCACGTTTGTGAAGTGTTTAACCTTCCAGTAGAAACAACAAAACGTATTATTTTCAATGAAATCACAAAAACTGCTCTTACCAATGCAGTGAATAACCCTACCGTAATAAATATGAATCTTGTAAACGCACAACAAGCAAGGCAAGTGTTAGATTTAATGGTAGGATACAAAATATCTCCTTTCCTATGGTCTTATTTATACAGAGACAAGGAAAACTCACTATCTGCTGGTAGATGTCAAACTCCAGCATTACGTCTTATTTATGAAAATGAAATGAAACAAAGAGATGCTACGTGCGTACAAACATATTCCATTAATGGTCTCTTTTACGAACGCGAACATTCTTTTATTATTCCCACACCATTAAAATCGATAGAGGAATGTACTACGTTTTTAGATGAATCCAAGACGTTTGAGCATAAAATGTCGATTGGTAAAGAAACTTCGCATAGTAGAAGTGCGCCCAAACCATTTTCTACATCCAAATTATTACAAACAACAAATCAATTATTAAATATGTCCCCACACGAAACAATGAGTATTTGTCAGCAACTATACCAATCCGGGTTCATTACGTATATGCGTACAGAAAGTAACACGTATTCGGTAACATTTTTAGATAAAATGAAACAATTTTTGAAGAAAAACCATCCGAATGATGAAGAGTGTATCCCTTCTTCTTGGAAACATATTGAACATAATAAATCTATTCATCCGCACGAAGCGATCCGTGTTACGGATTTGAATGTAAGTAAAATAGAAACCAACAATAATCGGTTACTGTCTGTTTATAATACTATACGTAGAAATACGATTGAAAGTTGCATGTCTGATTATAAATACAATTGTTGTAAAATATTCTTAACTGCCCCAATGGAGTTGCAATACGAACACAATATAGAAATTCCAACTCAATTAGGTTGGAAAGCATACTCTGAAACAGAACACATATGCGATTTACAGCATAAAGCCAGATCTCGCATCTTACGGTTTCAATCATATACAACAACTGTTGTTCCTTATGTTAAAATAAAAGCAACCTCACAGTTCAAAAAGAATGGTAGCTATTATTCGGAAGCGTCCCTTATTCAAAAATTAGAAGAGTTAGGAATTGGTCGCCCATCTACGTTTGCAAGTATCGTCCAAACCATTCAAGAAAGAAAATATGTGGAACGGGGTGATATTCCAGGGACAAACGTTAATGTTACGGACTTTATGTTGGAAAAAAACAAGATACATGAAACAAAAACCATCAAAGTGGTTGGAAAAGAAAAGAATAAACTAAAAATAACTGAAATTGGATTGTTAGTATTGCCTTTTCTAACGGAGTACTTTGAAAAGTTGTTTTCGTATGATTATACAGAACATATGGAATCCCAATTAGATGCAATTGTCAATGGGTCTCAAACCAATTGGTATGATTTATGTAAAGAATGTGAAGCAGAGATTAAGTCTTGTGCAACACCTATCAAAAAGGTAGAGAAGAAATATTTTCCATTAGAAGAGACCTATGACATTGTATTTGAACGTTACGGACCTTCCATACGTCATCATTTAGATGACGGGACCATTGAATTTTTTAATGTTAAGAAAGACGCTCATATTACAGTTGATGGTATTGAAAATAACAAGTACAAGTTAAAAGATATTATTGACACGCCATCTGATAGTATAGGCGTATGGGAAAACGAAGAAGTGTTCATAAAAGACGGACGGTTTGGTATGTATTTGCAATACGGAGAAACCCGAAAACCATTGAAACACCTTGAAAAACCAAAAGAAGAGATTACCTGGGAAGATATTTTGCCTACATTAGAGAATAAACAAAAGGACACGAATGTTCTTCGAACTTATAACGAATCGACTTCATTGCGTAAAGGAAAATTTGGACCTTATATTTTTCACCAAACCCCTTCTATGAAAAAACCATCCTTTTTAAATACTAAAAAATATAAGGGGGATTGTTTTCATGATGAAATAGAAAAAGTTTTAGAATGGGTCGATAAAAACCACAATACTAAATAATATATGACGGTTATATAAATAATGTTAGGCTCCTTGACAAATATATATGACCAAATAGTAGGGCATTTAAATGAACCCATAAAAAGAGATAAATTATTAAACTTTTTCAACTATCTAATTATACTATTTATGACGATTGCCGGTGTTTCCGCATTATATTTACCAAAAACTGAAATCATTGGATTTGGTGTTTTAACAATAACCTTCTGTGGGTTCATATTGTATGTTGCTACGCAGGTAGATGCTATTATGAAAGGAGGAAATTGGGCGTATAATACCTTATTCATCTTTATTTTTGCTGGGTTCTCATTGGTATCTGCAGCAATCACATTAATTTTTCTGACATTCACTTCACTAAGGACAAAGTATTACAACAAAACTGGTAATGATTATGTAGTTACAGACAAACAAAGACAAAATATTGACATCTTCAAAAATTTATTTATTGCTGCATTTATAATTTTTACCATCTTAATCATAGTAGTAATTGCGTGTAAAGATATCTTTAAAGAAATTTATCCCGGTTTCGGAAATACTGACTCAATTATATACCTGGGTATGTATTTATTGTCCGTATGTGGCTTCACGCTTGCGGGTATACTGTTAACTATTGCATTTGATTTTCAAAAGTCAAGAAGACGTATCACATAACATTACAGCATAAATGCGTATAAACGTTACATATCATAATATTCCTATACAATAGATGAAATATTATGAAACCAAGTTTGAAGAATATATACAAAGTGAAAAACAATTCTCATTGCATCCTGAATTAGGCGTATATAAAGATCAATTACCGAATAACATAAGAGACCTCAAAAATATATTCATATATGGGCCATCGGGTACAGGTAAATATACACAAGCATTATCTATTATTTCCCAATACAGCCCATCTCAATTGAAATATTATAAATTAATGAATATTGAGAACGAAAAAAAGAATATTGTAATTCAAATCAGTGATATACACTATGAGGTTGATATGGATTTATTAGGATGTCACGCAAAAATTCTGTGGCACGACATTTTTTTTCAGATTGTTGATATTATTACATCCACATCAAACAAGAGTGGTATTATTTTATGTAAAAACTTCCAAACAATACACACTGAATTACTCGAAATATTTTATAATTATATCCACCACTTCTCAAAGCAGCATTCTATACACATTAACTTCTTGTTCATTTCAGAACAAATAAGCTACGTACCGGATTCTATTACATCCCAGTGTCAAATTCTTTCTATTACAAGACCCTTACAAGTTGCATATAATAATATTATCAAAAAAAATGTTATAGAGAATGACCAATACAACAAGGATAAAGGGTTTTTATCCAAGCTTGTTATACAAAACAATGGACCATTAACAAATCATTCTACCACACAAATGAAACGTGCTTCCGGACATTACAATATTGACACACACAGTGTAGATAATATAAAAGAACTCAAATGGATACCTTACACTCATATCAATGAGTACCCAACAAACTTGTTTGAAAAATGTTTCAATCACTTGGTTGAGTATTCCAAAAATATCAAAAAAATAAATTTTCTACAATTACGAGAACTGTTATACGACTTACTCACGTATGATATAGATATTTATGATTTCTTATTTGAATACACCAATCACGTATCAAACCAACTTTTCCAAGAACAAATATCAAATATACTAACTAAAACATACTCTTCATTGAAGTATTATAACAATAATTATCGTCCGATTTATCACTTAGAGAATATGGTATTATATATAATAAATTATTGTCACCAGAATGAACGGAGCACAAGCGTGTAAGATACTTGATATTGATCCCCAAAATATTAATGAAACGATTGTAAAGAAACAATATCGGGCATTAGCATTGTTATACCACCCCGACAAATCAAAAGATGATAATAGTAAAGAAAAGTTCCAAAAAGTACACGAAGCATATAAGCATTTATTAACTCATTGCACGAATGGAACACGTGTTTTTGAGGATGAACGTAACCATCATTATTCTTCATTTGTCTTTAATTTTTTTAATCAACTGTTTCAAGGATACCAACAGCAAGAGTTATGGATTTCTATATTAGAGAAAATAAGCACTTCGTGTAAAGAACAAGTAGTTAGTTACTTACATACATTAGATAAAACACAACTCATAAAAACGTATGAGATATTACACAAGTATCGTGAAAATCTTCATTTAGAACCATATATATTTGGAATGATAAAAGCAATAATAAAAGAAAAAGTGAATCTAAATGAAAAAATCATACTGAACCCGAATATTGATGACCTGTACGAGCATCACGTTTACAAACTCACTATACAAGAAACCGACTTTTTTATTCCACTATGGCATTCTCAGCTAACGTATGATGTTAGTGGCAATGACCTTGAAATTGAATGCATCCCTGAATTACCAAATCACATATACATTGATACAAATAATGATGTACACGTTGATTACCAGGAAAAGAAGAGTTACCTATTAGATAATTATAAATTCATAATTACAATTGGAGACCAACACATTGAAATCGACGGCACAGATATACGATTTCAAAAAAAACAAACTATTTTACAAAAGCGAAGAGGGATACCTATTCCAAATACACAATACCCGTTTGATGTGTCTAAAATGAGTGATTTGTATATTCATCTGACCATTATCGAATAAGCTTAATTCAGATTACACCATAAATAATATATGGTGTAATTACACAATAGATGATGAATTTTATTTTTATTTTAGTGGGTTGTTACATATCTACAAGTTTATCCTATTTTTTTAATTTCAAATTTGGAAATCCATTCAAAGTGCGTGATACCAAAATAAATATACCACTTCCACATGAAACCCAACAGAAAATTCGTGATGTTTCGGGATTTTATGGGTTAATCGGTCCAGATGTAAATATGTTTAATGTGACTTCCCTGTTTCAAATGTTTATGGGCGATGGTACAATACAAGGACTGTTCTTTGACCAAGGTAATGTTACTTATATACAACACCATATTCAGACAGAAAAGTTGAAATACGAACAACGAAATGGAAGGATACCCAAAGATCCGTTTATATACGCTCTTTTCCTTGTATTTAGCAAATTACGACTACTTCCAAATCATTTAGGATTGGCAAACACAGCATTACTACATACTAATAATAATACTTATGCATTATACGAAAGAGACCTTCCTTATCAATTGAATATCGATTACCAAACAAATGAAATTCATACCATTAAACGCAATTATCTACCTCATTTACACAGCTTCTCCGGACATACCAAGTATAGAAATGGTATGCTTGAAACCATTGATTATGATGTTATGCGCCAATGTGTGGATTATTATATTTTTTCAGACGACCTAAAAGAGGAATACAAAAAAACAATCAAGACACATTATATGCCTGTTATACACGACTTTATATCGAACAATAAGACAATTTTGTTTACAGATGTACCTATTGTTATGGATTTTACACAAATTATAAAAACAAGCTTACCTGTTAAGTTTGATAAAACAAAACCCAGTTATTTTCACGTCCTGGATAAAGTAACTGGAAACCTTATAACATACACATATGATAAAGGTATTTACATGTTCCATCACTCACATACAGTAGAAGATGACACTAATATTTACCTATACACCTGTGTATACGATGATTTCAGTTATTTATCAATTGACATAAAAGGGAGTTATCGATGCATTGTATTGAATAAGATTTCAAAAAAGGTATCTATTATCCAGAATGAGGAAACAGAACAATATAATCTTGATTTTCCAATTATATACAAAAATAAAACGGTATTACGAAATCTTGTCAAATTAGAGAAAGGAAGCCGTATTAATGGTTTTGTACTATGTGATGGAGTACACATAGAAAAAAAATATTTTTATGACGATATTAGCTTTTGTGGAGGAGACCCGAACATCATTGAAATTGATGGGAACCCGCATATATGTAGCCTCGCACATTCAATTGATTTTAAAAAGCATTATTTTTGCTTTATTCCGCTACACGACGAAGACCCTATTTTTATAGAACTGCCAGTAAAAACGAATGTCGGTTTCCATTCTATTTTCATTGACAATCATAAATAATATCGAGGTTGATTACGTAAAAAATAACACCAACTTGGGTGTTATTTTTATTGGGGGTTTGTGTATTCATTAATCATTGTTTCTTATGCTACATAATACATATATATCTTATTCTTTACTTACCATTGGTTGTGATTAGTCGGTTGCGACTGCCACTTTCTTCTTTGTAACCTTCTTCTTTGGCTTTACGGGCTCTTCAGAGGATTCTTCTTCTGGGGCAGCTGCCTTCTTTGTAACCTTCTTCTTTGGCTTCACGGGCTCTTCAACTACCTCAACCTCAACCTCTGCCTCCGCTTCAGCTTCCTCATCGCTATCTTCTACTTCAGTTGATTTTTCTTTTGCGGCTTCGAAGACTACCTCCTCCTCCTCATTAATTGGCTCTTTGATAGCAATCTCTTGCTTTTCCATTTTATTCTGATCTTCATCTGACATTGGAATCTGACATTTCCCAAACACAGTGTAATTCTCTCTTGGCTTCACAATGCATTGGATTAGCTTCCAAGACACGCCCCAAGAATTTCCACCCGCAGTCCAAATGCCAGTACACTGGATTAGACACATCACTTTACTACTCTTTGGAATCAAATCCACTGGTGTAAGATTAGTATTATCCTTGTCTGGGAACAAAAGGGTTTGTTGAGGGTCATAAATCTCAAGGTTCTTCCATTCGCCATTTTGATAATGGACTTTAGGTCTAAAAGAAGGTGGCTTTGAGTGGTCTGGCTTCTTGGTTAGCTTGTCCTTGGAATATTTCAAGTAAGAGAAATAGGTTTCTTCAATTACCTCTCTTGAACGTTTTCTACCAAACCAAGCTTCACTGTGCTGGACTGCATCGGCAAGAACACGTTGCTCGAATTGCTTTAATTTTTCTAAAAATGTATCTGTTTCTGGTGTTTGGTAATTTTCTAATGGGAAGCTCAATTGAATGGTATAACGGTTATCAGACTCGCCAGTAGCTGGATCTACATAATCACTTACACCCCAAGTCATTAGCTGGGGCGTAGTAAGCTTCAATCCACGATTGGATTGACTGCTAATAATCGAAATCATCCTACCACCTCTATCTGTAATGCGAGGTTGCATGTATCTAACTGAATTGGTATCCCAAGAGTCGAAAGTAAGAACGTCTGATGCTGACATATTGCTATTATACTATATGTAATGGGTTTCGCTTTAAATCAATTTTTGTAACAATACAGCATTTATGGTGTGTTTTTTGAAATGCTTTCGTATTTTATATATAAACCGATTCAATGAATATAAACAATTTTTATATGTAAGTATATTATAATGGAGACCTTAAACATAGACACAGAAATTATAACGATTAATAATGATACCGATAATGATATACAGAAAAATAATCACATCATTAATGAAGTTATCAAGCCGAACTCCCCTAAGCGCGCCCCAAAGAAGTCATACAAAAAACGCGTACACCCGCACGAATTGAACTATGATAACTTTGCAAAACATAACCTGGAATTAACATCTTATTTAATTGGTGATCTCAAAAAGGCGTGTAAAATGTGTAAGGAAAAGATTACAGGAACAAAACCAGTACTCATTGACAGATTAACCACAAAATATCAAACTATTACCAACTGCGTAAAGATTCAATCTATCTTTAGAAGCTATTATGTACGATTAAACAATAAATTGCGCGGAAATGGGTTCATAAACAAGGCGATTTGTAACAATACAACTGACTTTTGTACGTTAGAACCATTAGACGAAATCGAGCATCCGTATTTCTTTTCCTATACTGATAAAAATAACTTTACATATGGATTTAATATTTCATCCTTGATATATATTTATAAACAACAGCGCAAAATAAAAAATCCATACAATCGTGATTTAATACCTAAAAATATACTCAAGAACATATTTATTGTGTATTATTCCAACTTTATTTTACATAACAAATTCAAACAACACCACTTGAATGACTATATCAATGCGCGGCTATTTTTACATCCAAAACAAGTACGTAGACGACCTAACCGACGCATTCAACAGGAAAATAGTATATTGAATCCTCATCATCAACAACAACTTGAATTATTGACAAACAACCGTAATGCGACATACGAACATCGTGTTCGTGAGGTTTTCTATGAAGTTAATAGACTCGAAATCTATTGTGACCAATCTTGGGTTCTTTCACTCAGTGCACCATTGTTACGCCGTTTCTATATCTTCTTATCTGATTTATGGCACTATCGTTCGAATATCCCATATGAAACCAAATATAAAATATGCTACTTAACAAATATACGCGGAAATCCATTTGACCGTCACGTACGCAGAACAGAGTTATTCCACTTGGACGAAAATGAATTAAAAGACCTTATTGCTTATACAATGGAAAATATGGTTTTTACTGGATTTGACGAAGATTTCAAAAAAATTGGGTGCTTTCATTTGATGACGGCACTAACCAGCGTATCTACTGCTGCCAGACGTGCGCTTCCTTTTTTGTATGAAACTATTAGTTTTTAGTTTTTTTGTTCTTTCTTACGTTTTTTGTGTTCTTGTATGTTTTGTTATTGATTATTATTGTAATTATTACAACAATAATAATTATTGCTGTGAAACAACTTAAAAAAGTAACACAGTATTAAGTATATAACAGTGATGGTTAAGAAAACTGCTACTACTCCTGCTACTCCTGCTAAGCGCGTTAAGAAGAGCGCTACCCCGATTGAACCTGTAAATGAGGTCGTTGCTGCCCCTGTTGAGGAAGCCGTACAACCCGCACCTGTTTCCGCTACTGCTGCTATTGGCGGTAAGTTGGGTGAGTTTGGCGCTAAGCTTATGCAAATGACTTCTTTATTGTCTACTCTTAAGAGTGATTACAAGACCCTTGAGAAGACTGTCTCTCGCGAGATGAAGGTTCTTGAGAAGGCTTCTAACAAGGGACGTCGTTCCAATGCTAACAGAAAGCCTTCTGGTTTCATCAAGCCTACCCTAATCAGTGACGAGCTTGCTGCTTTCCTTGGAAAGTCTGTGGGTACTGAAATGGCAAGAACTGCTGTCAGCAAGGAAATCAACCACTACATCCAAACCCATAACTTGAAGGACAAGAACAATGGACGTATTATCCACGCAGATGCCAAGCTTACCAAGCTTTTGAAACTTGAAAAGGACGATGAGCTTACTTACTTCAACCTTCAAAAGTACATGAAGCATCACTTCCCTAAGCCTGCCCCTGTAGCTGTTTAAACACCCTCTTATTAGTATAAAAATAAAACCCAACCCCACAAAAATATAATAGTACAAACAATATAAATATTCATACCTGTTATAGTATATAGTTATGAGTACATCTAACTTACAAGAAGACATCGACCAGTATTTAATTCAAAATCATAACAATATTTGTTTATACATTTTAACCCCTTGTTATGGGGGTCTTTGTTATACTCCATATGTTGGTTCATTGATGGATACCACAGACGCATTGAAATCATATAACATTGAAGTACACGTTGAATTTTGTAACTGTGATAGTTTGGTTCCTCGTGCGCGTAATAACCTTATTGCCCGTGCAATGAATAATCCCAAAACAACCCATATGTTATTCATTGATGCTGATATTCAATGGAACGCGATTGATGTATTAAAATTATTGTATCATAACAAAGACATCATTGGTGGTGTATATCCTTTGAAGAACTATAAATGGGATAAATTGTTGGGAAATGAACAGAATGTTGTGAATACCTGGATTGATAATAAAAATAACTCCATTCTTAAGGATTCCATTTCAGACCATGACATTGTCAGTCACAAGTTGGTGAATTATAACTTGAACTATGTATCAAATAGCGTTCATATTCAAAACAATACAGCAGAAGTTCGCCATATTGCTACTGGATTTATGATGATTCAGCGCAATGTTATTGAAAAAATGGCTACCGGGTTTCCATATACTAAGTATATTGATGATATTGGCTTCTTAAAGGGCACTGAAAACGACCACGCATATGCATTGTTTGACTGTGGCGTTGAAAATAACCATTATTATTCTGAAGACTGGCTGTTTTGCGAACGTTGGCGTAAAATGGAAGGTCAAATCTTTATTGATGTTTCTATTAATCTCAACCATATTGGAACAGAAACCTATAAGGGTTGCTACTTATCCAGTCTAATGTAAATACTTAATCGTCATATAATACACCATAAACCATAACAATAAAAAATTGTTATTGTTTCGTTCTTTTATTTATGATATTATTCATTGCAAAACAAGAATCCTTCTCGTTGCATTATTTCCTTTATCTTCTGTTTATCCTCTTGTCTTGTTTCCTTATCAAAAGATGTGTTTTTATGTTCTATTTCTTCATTGTTAAACACTTGATATGTCTTGAATAATTGCTTTAAATCTGTTATATATTTTGTATTCTTCGCCAACCACAAATAAAACCCATAATACGGTTTGTTTTTTTCCTTATTCTTTTTTATATAATTTGTATACTGGTTGTACCATTTCAATGTTTCTATCAAATTGGTTTCACTATTTATATTGTAATCTGTTCCTGATAATATTAATATTTCACGAAAATGATTGAATGGTATGTTTAATTCATCCAATATACTTGTTGTATCATACATTAATATAGAATGTTTTAATAAACTAAAATTACGCAATACATACGGGCACCCGTATAAGAACATATCCATATCATCACTTATACACGCATATGCCATTCCACTTTTCACAAAATATACACACAAATCATCTGCCTCATATGGTGCATCATAATATATTACCCCATATGCATCCATCAATTCTTTTACTTTCACTATATCTTCGTTACGTAATCGTACAAATTGACGCTTTAATGCTTCCAACTCTAATTGAAGTGATTTATCTTCTAATTCATCTACTTTTCCTTCCTTCTTCAAACGTAATAATTCATTATATTTATCTTCAGCGTCCTTCTTCTTTTGAGAACGTTCTTTTACCAAACTCTTTTTCTCCTGTGGCGTTTTACCATCAAATATGAAGATTGGTTCAATCTCATAGTTCTTCAATATAGATATAAATAAATACATATTCTCCATTAACGCACACTCTGACAAGAAATGGTACAAATATATACTTGTATCTATTACTATCCGCTTACCCGCAAAATGACTCAAATGCTTCTTATTTATTGATTTATCCGTACATTTTTCTCTTAGATATCTATTTAATAATTTAATCCCCATTGATGCTTTATGAATTTAATGTCTAACATATTCTTTATTCAATTTTTTAGAATGTCAAGAAAAATTGAATTCGTAACTATAGTGATAATACATTCATATTTTCAAAAAACAAAATGGGATTGGTTTGTAGCACGATTCGAAATTTTCACACTGTAAAAACGAATAAGTCCCCTGAGTGTTTCCACTGTAAGGGTAAATTTGACGGATTGTTACACGCACAATGTGGTATTTGCGACGTTTACTTACATAGTGAATGTAATTTAGAACTTTGTAGACAAGAAAATGACCGTCAATATTGTATGTGTCCAAAATGTAAAAGTATTGGAACTCTTTTCACTACTATTGTGTAGTTTCTGTAATCTTTGTAATCTTACGTTCATAAAAAATATACGGGTTGTATATTTTTTATGAGTGTCATTGTTATAGTAAGGGTTGGGTAATATTCAGATTAGGATTAGGATTAGGATTAGGATTAGGATTAGGATTCTTTGTTTTTTGTTAATTCTTCAATTTGTTTTTCTAATTCAGCAATGCGTTCGTCCCGCTGCTTCAACTCGTTTTCAAGATATTCATTCGCAGCGGCTAATTGATGTACGTTTAATTCTATACTGACTTCTGGAATTGGTTTATGGTTTACCTTGAATAATAAATATCCGGTCGACTTATCCCCATTTGCATCACGACTATAAAAGGGACGTAGTTTGACCCCATCATAATAACCACGCTGTCTGAATGTTCCATTTTCATTCAACTTATTTCGCAAGTATTCTACGTTATGGTTCTTATGCCAATACTTAAAGTGAATATACGCTGATTTCCCGGATAAGGTCTCATTCGTGTCATTCCTATCTACAAAATCTACTCGTGAAACCTTACCCAAATTCATATCTCGTTCAATGAACTCACATAATTGCTTGGGGTAAAATGACTCGATTCTTCCATTGCGGTTTTCTAACATTAATGATTCGTGGATGTATGGAATATATAAACTCGCCCATTCACCTTCTTGTAATTCTAATTTATCTACTGGAGCTCCGTGTGTTTCTACTTTTTCTATAATACGAATCGACAAATGTGTCATCGTTTCACCATTTTCCCAACAAAATGGCGTTTCCGTAAATAACATCACGGTTCCTGGTTTTGAAGTTGATGCTGCATTATATAATTCGCATATTGCTTGGTTGTTTTTATGTTCTTTTACTTCAATAATCGCGCTGTGGGTTAATGTTTCTGTTTGTAATCTACGATTATAATTTTTTTTTTCTGTTATTTTTACTTCACCCAATACGCCGAATTGGAGTATGTCTTCAAACAATTCCTTTACCCCGTCAACACTTGTATATCCCTTAGGCAATGACATCACTTGATAGAATGTATCAATGCAAGTCATGTCTTGGCTACTGGATTTCTCCATGTTTGCGGTTGTATAGTAAATAGTTGGTTTTTCCATAGAAACGAAAGCTGTATTTGTCATGGTTTGGTTTTCCATATGAGAGTTATGCTTTCATATGAAGATTTATTTTCATTTCAATTTTTCATTATTCCAATAACAGCTTCTGGCGTAATTTCATCAAATCGGTGTCTCCTCTTTTGATATTCTTTTGTAATAGTTCATTCTTTTGTATTTTTACTCCCGGAACTCGCTGAATCAGTTTAGCCTGATTTGTTGCAACTAACACTTTCTTCAAATCTTCATTTTGATTGAACTTCTCATACAACGCTTTTTGCCGTTCTACTATACGGCGCGGGTTCTTTACTGAATTGTAATCATCATCGGGCTTTTTGTCCGTAGTCTTCAATACATCTTTAATTATTTTTACATCCTTTGACAAATCACTATTACTATCTAATGAAAACTGATAATATAAATCTGGATACCCCTTCTTAAATTGGCTCCCTTCGTAATAATGTGTTACAGATAACCACTTTCTTCCATCTAACGTTAATAATGGTTCTTTGTTTGGTCTTTCCCACTTATCATCTAATTTTCTTCGCCAATCTTTATATACATCCTTTGTTCTTTTCGGTTTTATTAACTTACTATACATTGCCCTATTCTCTTTTGTAATTACATCACCATCCGCCTTACCCGGATCAACATCTGCCGATTTTATATAAAATCGTAATACATCTGTACTATTATACAAATCGTTATCGTAACTTGTATCGATATCATCACTCAACACTTCACCAGTCATATCCAAATGTTTGATATACTGCTTGAAATCATTATTCTTCGCAAATCCCCCTGCATTTTTCTCTATACATTTTTCCACAATCAAATCCTTTATCTTCTTAGGTAGGTCTTCAAATGTAAAACTTCTATTCTTCTTATGCGTAATGAGAACATAATGAATTCCAGTATAACTACAAAGTATGTAATATTCGGGTCTTTTTTGTTCTTCGTGGGGGGTATGCCCGCATTGTAACACTGAATAATAGTCCTCTTTCTCGAACATTTCTTGCGACATAATGATACATTTTACATTCAGCTCGCGTTCTATTGCATCAATCGCCCATTCATCCGCCCAGAAATCAGATTCTTTCACATGGTCTCTTAGTTGTTCTAATGTATTTATTTTTTCCATGAACTTAAACTCTACCATTATGTATTCTATCTTCTGCTTCTCATTTTCTAATTCCTTATATTGATTTGAGACCTTTTTAGCATCTTCTAATAATTTTTGAGATTCGTGTTTGGTTAGGTTAGGATTCTTAGATAATGTCTTCATCCTTGATAATTCCTTTGCCTTTTGTTTCATTTCTTCTTGTTTAGTTAGAATTTCTCCGTTGAATGATTCATACAACTCTTTGTATCTGTTATATAATGCTTCATCTACGTGTTTCGCCAACATTTCACGTTGTTCGGTCACACTTCTCTCTTTATCTGTTCCCTTTAATGCATCCCTTACCATAGCAAAAAAACAATCACCACAACCCTCATTATCTATGGTGTTGTAATCATTGTCTTGTAAATACTCATTTATCCATTTACTTTCTTTCGATTTTTTATACTCAGATTCCGTCGCTGATTCGTCTTTTGTTTCGATCTCTTCGATTACTTCGTAGGGATTTTCTTTTGCTATAGTATTCTCCAATAAAGACAATAATGATAATTTATTAATAAATGGAATAAACTTTCCATGACTCAATATAAAATCACCGTCTTCATCATAACTAGACTCTTTTCTTGACTCCAATATTTCCCAAATTCCTATCTTTGAATGAACCTTCTTGAATTTGTATAAATAGACTACATGATGTAAAACTCCTTCACTTTTATATTTATCCTTTTCAGAACCCAACACCACATCTAATGTACGTCCAAATAAAGTGACACCGTAAAGCGTACTTGCTTTGAATCCTTTGTCTTTCTTATATTCTGGGTCGTTTTCGGAATATACTATCTTATTGGGGAACAACTTTGATTTAACCATATATACAATAAGGGTATATATGATTTGCCTATAAACTATTTTTTTGATAATATATCTACTACATCCATGTACTTAAATATTATTCTGGATGATAATGATTTCGTATCATTTGCCTTTAATTTTGCACACGTATATATCATTTCTTTAACCTCATCCCATCTCTTTTCTTCATCCTCAATAAATTCTTTTTTATTAACTAAAGAGTTAACTATGATGTAAATATTCTCGGATAGCTCTTCGACCAGTAACGTATTTCCTTCTTCATTTACACCTTGTAATACACGTGTTAGACACCACTTTAATAATTCTACTAACTCGTCGACTTTTAACAAATTATCATTATATAAACCCATAATGAACCCGGACTTATTCCTTCGCTGTTCGTTATTTTTCGTCAATATACAATATTTCTCATAGTCCGCGCTTGGGTTTACATCTACCATATTTTCATAACTGGTATAATACTCATTTATAAAACCATCCAAATTACTCACAAATGTTGGATATTTTCCAATTAATTCTTTGAAACTCTTTACATATACATCACTATTCTTTGTTTGACAAATGATATTTGAAAATATAGTAAAAATTTTATCATAGGGTGATCCTGTTTCTTCGCGTTCTTCGTCATCACTTTGTTCGTTATCAATTAGTTGCTCTACTAACCCTTTTATAGTATTCATGATTGTATCATAATTATTTAGAGTCAGCTTATTAAACGCTAATTTTAGTTCAGTGTAAGTATTATTTGGTCCCTCTTTCTTAGTTTCTATCCTCTTATTGAACACTATTTCCTTAGTCCATTCGCTTTCACTGTATACATTCATTACATTTGCAGTTGCGGTTGGACTTACTTGAGTATTATATTTGAAATTAGACTGGCTCGACGGCGATGATGGCTGTCCGAATCCTTTGTGATTTCGTTTGTATCGTTTTTTATAATTATCTTCTAATACAGGTAACGTCTTTACATAGCGGTTTACTTCATTTGTTAAAATATTTATTTTTTCTTCCGTTGTATCATTTAATTTTACACATACACCACTAAATAACATATCTCGATAATCATCAAATGTGTAATACGACATCTGCCTAATAGTGTATATATAGTAATGTTTATACTATTTTTTCTGTATTTATGCGTTCGAGTGTTATTATTTGTTTCGCCGAGTTCTGTATATGCAAAACGCCATATTAAATCAATATTTCTGTATGGAACCTGAAATTAAATTACACGAAAATGACGATGTTCCCGAACTTTCTTCCTTTAAATTGCCTGTCTGTTATTTAGAAAAAAAATATAAACTGCCGCCTTCATTACAAAGTGATTTGGAACTTGTACAAATTACACAAAATAGCGGAGGGTCCATCTCTCCCGATTCAAATAATCAGCGAGAATCTGTTTATGAAACCATGTTACATCCATCTAACTCATTCGGCGCTAAAATGATTCCTAAATGGAGCGAATTTTTTACGAACGATGTTTTATTTTTAACCGATACCCAACAAGTAATCCGTAATGTGTTTGATTCCAGACTAAACCAACCCATCTCACCCGATGACTCCACTAAAATGGTTGAAACATGGGGGATGTTCAAACGGGACCCACATTTCCTTGAAACATATGCCTTTATTGAATGGGAACGGTTTTCAGATTTGAACCGTTCAAGCACCTTTTTACAAATTCTATCTGCACTTCATATATTGTCACCCGTTACCAGCTTACTCTTACCTATTCTCCTTCTCGTCTTCCCATTTATTCTATTGAAGATACAAAGCATACCGATTACCTTTTCTACCTATATGGATACATTGAAAAAGATTGCCAAAAACCATTTCATCGGAAGGTCTCTCACCAACCTTACTTCTTTGTCTTTCGATAAAATTTTTTACTTCTTAGTTACATTCGGATTGTATCTACTTGGAATTTATCAAAATGTTGATTCTTGTTTTAAATTTAAACGCAATATGGAACGAATGCATCACGCTCTTACCTATACTAAGACCTTTATTACCAATTCTATTGAAAAAATGCAACACTTTATTGTTGTCAGTTCAGAATGCGCCACATATGAACCTTTTCGAGACGATATACGTAAGCATATTAGTCAGTTGGTCTCTTTACAAAAACGTTTAGCGGATTTGCCCCCATTGAAAAATGTTTTTACGCAGTTTTCACAAAATGGATACAGGCTTCATTGCATGTACGAAATCTTTGAAAATGAAGCATTGGAAGAATCTTTGCTATACGCGATGGGATTCGAAGGCTACTTGGATAATCTTTGCCAACTTGGTAAACACATTCAGAATAAAGTAATGAACAATGCTACCTACAATAAAGAGACCACACAGATTGAAAAGCAGATTTACCCCCCTCATATGAATGAAGAAGCCGTTTCAAACAATGGCACGTTGGAAAAGAATATTGTTATTAGTTCCCCCAATAAGTCGGGAAAAACTACATATTTAAAAACGTTTACATTGAATGTATTGTTTTCACAGCAGTTTGGCTGTGGCTTCTATGAATCTGCTTCGATTTATCCTTATACACATTTCCATACCTACTTGAATATACCTGACACATCTGGTCGCGATAGCTTGTTTCAGGCTGAGTCTCGCCGCTGTAAAGAAGTGTTAGACGAAATACAAGACAATGATTGTGAAAATGGATTCCGTCATTTCTGTATCTTTGATGAACTATATTCTGGTACAAACCCAGATGAAGCTACCTTGGCAGGACAAGCCTTTATTGAGTACTTATGTGAATTCTCCAATGTTAACTTTATTCTTACCACTCATTATTTCAAAATTTGCTCTTATTGTAAAAACCATAAACGCATTCAAAACTATAAAATGGATGTCATTGTTGATGATAACGACGAATTTACATATACTTATAAAATCAAGAAGGGTGCATCTAAAATCAAGGGAGGTATTCGAGTTCTCAAAGACCTTAATTACCCTTCTGCTATTCTTGACAAACTATAGTTTCACTCTATAACCTTTGCATGTTTCATATGAAAATGAAATATACAAAACAACTTTGAGACCTTTTCGAAAGAAACCCATTTACTTTTTAATAGTAATGATCTGTTCTGGGACTTTATCCTGCGATAATACGTATATTTGTTTGTTATGCAAGGGCATTTTTGTTGGTTTCTTTTGAAATATCTCTGCTACTACCGATGACATGTCTTTTACCAATTCATAATGCTGCGAACTACTATTTGGAGACCCATAATCGGATATGATAAAACACATATACCCATTCGGCTTTAATACGTGATAACATAGTGCTACCGTAGGTCTCCAATACCCTTCCAACCATTCTGTATAGCTTTTGTAACTTGTAATACTTTGGTTATTACTTGGATACTTTTCCAAATCATAATATGGCGGACTAAAGAAAACTAAATCAAAATGATTCTTGTATTTACGGGTAAACGGTTTGTTCGAAGCTAATTTCTCAGAAGGCATACAATATATGTCTTTGGTAATATTCGTATAGTACTTGTCTATAAACTGAACCGTCTTTTTACACACTTTTGGGATTACATCTGTACCTACATACTCAGTCACACCTGATTCTAAGAAACCATATGCATACGAAGACCAGCCTAATGTTGGTGTAAACACACTGGTTGCACGAAACCGACGTTTATTTAATGAAAAAGGCACATATGGGTTCATAATAGACGCTCTAAAATAAAATGAAGATAATACACTCCCAAATCGCCCTCCTTCTACATCTTTATTTCCATTATTACGGTCCATCTTACCCAATGATGACGGAGACAATAATTTATAATGAATTATATTCTTCTCGAATAAATCAATCACCGTATTCAAATAAGTTGGCACATTATGGATTCCTGATTCTGTTTGCTGTAATATTTCTTTCCAGTACATATTTCGTATTGGATTCTTTAATAATGGATTTGTATTGTTATTCATATCCTTCAGTAACATTGGCGCTATTTGTTCACCAAAATGTATATTGTCCTCATTTACTTGCAACGACATCTTATAGAAACGCCTTAAATAGGAATGTTTGTTTTCTATTTCAGTCCATAATATCATTAGTTCATCTTCTGTAAGGTGGTCCTTTCGCTTCATATAATCCGTTAATCGCTCTAACTTATTCGGTGTTCGTACAATCCCCTTCTCTTTATAACTATTCAAATTGGGTTTTGTATTGAATTTTTGTAAAAATGTATCTAATGAAATATACAAACTCATGGGGTTATTATATCAGTAGAGTTTTTTTACAGAAGAAATATTGGGGTTTTTCACAATTTACCCCCCTAAAATGACGATTTCCATAACATTTTCCACAAGAATCATCGATTCTTAGGGGTAACCACCGAAATTGCATACTTCACGATTTGATGCCATATTTGATGAAAATATGACCCCCCTAAAATGGCAAATCTTACATTTTTTTCTACAAGATATGCCTATTTGGGGGGGTGGTCCATTTTTAGCTGTTTTTGGGTACCCCCCTTAAATGGGTATTTTCATATTTTTTTTATGGATTTCCACTTTTTAGGGGGGTGGTGTTTTCATTTTACTCCCTCCGATTATGGCATATTCCATATATATGATTCAAAATATGCGATTTAAGGGGGGTAAAATGTTAAAAATTCGTTTTTTTGTTATTTTTTACTTTTTTTTTCTATCAAAAACATACTGGATAATGTATGTAAATTGAGTTTTTTCTATTAAAAAGTGCGTTTTTCAGTCTCATTTTTTTCTATATTTTACCCCCCTAAATCGCCGATTCTTGACCTCAAAATATGGATTTTGGGGTTTTAGATGGGAAGAAAAATGTGTGATTTTTATCACCCCCCTAAATTGCCATTTCTTGTGATTTTTTTACGCAATTTGCCATTTTCGATAGGTGAAATGTGACGTTTTTACTACATTTTACCCCCCTAAATCGGTGATTCTTGAAGCTGAAAAGTGGATTTGCCCAATATGGTAGGGTAATTTTTTTTCAAAAAACACCCCCCCAAAACCCCAAAAGTCGTCAAAAAAACGCACATTTCGGGATTTACGAGGGNAAAACTTTTTTTTTAGCTGTTTTTTTTATGCTTTTTTGTAAAAAACGTCCGTTTTTTACCCCCCTAAATTGCCGTTTTCTGTAAAAAAAATATGCGATTCCTCCTAATTGGGAGGGTGTTTTTTTTACGCGATTTTCGAGATTTTTTTACCATCAGAAATTAAGAGTTCTCTTAATTTTTTTACAAGATTCGGGATTTAAGTATAGTAAAATGAGGGATTTTTGACTTTTTTTTTTAAAACGATGACAAAAGTATTTTCAAATTTTTTTTTTTGGACATTTTTAAAAATGTCCATTTTTTTTTTTTTCAAAAAA